TTCTCTAAGCCCCCATTTTTTTCATAAAATAAGCATATCCATCTGATGTAAGCATTAACTTTTCTCTGTTTAGTTGCTTTTCACCTCGTAAAAAAGGAACAGATACAGATTTGAAATATTTTTCATACCCATAGCAAGGGTCATAATATTTAACTCCGTCTGTTGAATATCTAACTTTGATATATCCTTCTACAACTAATCTTTTGAAAATCTTTTGTTCGCCAATTCCTGTTGATTTTCCAAGATGTCCTATTTCTATTAAATTGGTGCTGTCAATGAATTTGTCGTAGTAGTCGGCTTTTGGTTGTTGTTCAATGAGTTTTGTATTAAGTGCTTGAATTCTTTTTGAACTTTCATTTATAAGACATAATAAAGCATCTGGATTATCCAAAAGTCCTTGTATTGTTTTATTAAAAGTGTCTGTTTGGATGAAATTAACATTTCCTTCAATAACAGTTGACTTTTCTTTTACAGCATTTGGAGTAGAGTTTTTAATCTGATATTCTTTAAGAGCTTTTAGAACATTTTCTGAATAGAATTTTTTTGTATTGTGATAACCACCTAAACGAGTATTAACTTCAAAGTTAATACTCATTATTCGCATAATACTAGAAAGATTGTTTTCTCCGTGTTTTAATGTTTCAACCGAAAAACCGCTCAAACTTGCCAATTCTTCGATTGTATACCAATTCTGTTGGACAGGATTTTGATTTTGTGGTAAACTATTTTTTAAATTTACCGATAATGTAGTTGTGGGTGTCATAAGACACCTCCTTTAAGTCCTAGTGAAGTTAAGAGTTTGGCGACACGCAACTTCACTAGGAAAATAAAAAAGGCACAAGCCTTTTCACCGCTGAAAGACTTGTGCCAGAGGTTTTCACCTACAACATTATCGGTGATTGCCCTGACAGAGCAATCAAGAACTGCGGTGTGCGTTCTTCATTACTCTGTGAGTATTATTTATAATACTTAATAAATAATTTGTCAAGTATAAAAGTATTATTTTTAACACTTTTATTTAGAATTGATTAATTTATGCACCTGTGGTACACTTAAATTAATCTTTATGGTTATATTTATAATACTAAAATTAGTAATTGTCAATACTATTTTTAGTATTTCATGGTATTTTTTATGGAAATTTCTGTTTCGGATTTATTAGAAAGGATTAAAACTATCGTTCCTCTTAAAGAATTGAATAAGTTGGGTTTTGCAACAAGTACAATATCTGGATGGAAAACAAGAAATGTATTTCCTCAATCCGATGATTTATACAGAATTGCAAAATATTTGAATGTTACAATGGAATGGTTATTAACTGGTGAGAACCCAAACACAGAATTTCCAGAAGACATTCAAAAATCAGTTCAAAAAATGCTTACTCTTACAGAAAAACAAAGAGAACCTATTAATGTTCTTATTGACGGGCAAGTAAATTATTGGAAAAATATAGATAGATAGGAGATTTTATTGGATATTTCAAAAATACGAAAAAAAGATATTTTATTGTTTGACACAGGCATTTTAACCCTACTTTTCATCGTACTTTACGCCTGGAAAAATATTGTATATGGCTTTAGCATGAGCAATGTTTTGTATATTATTGTAAACGCGATTTACTTTCCGATAATTCTTATTTGGAAAAGAAAATATTTTTGTCTATATCATGTTTTGTACGCTTATATCTTAGTTGCAACTATTATTTTAAAAAGAACTCTACTTTTCAATAATTTTACCGCTTATTTTATTGTTTTAGCCATCGCGATTATTCGCCCGCGATGGAAAACTAAAATCCTAACAGGATATTTTGTAATTTCTACACTAGCTTTCATTGTAAATGATCAACACCTAGTCAATTACTTAATTCACATTGCGAGAGCCACATATTACTATGTCATTTTCAATTATTTTATTTTTACATCTTTTTCAAATTCCATATCCCCACAACTTTTAAACCTTACTACAGATGAAATAGAAATATTATCACAAATGGCAGCTGGTAGAAAGCAAAAAGAAATCATCGGTTTTTCGATCAATACTGTAACTAAAAAATTACTAAATGCTAGAACAAGAAATAATATTGAAACAACACAGGAATTATTAATAAAATTTATCCAAGAACGAAAATTATAGGAGTTAAATTATTGAAGAAGAAAATTTTGAACTGTGATTCAATCACACAATAAATCACAATTGCCTTTATAATTTTATATCTATTATTTATTTTTTTACTATCCTATAATAAAATAACAGGAGTGTAAAAATGTTAAATTATATGTCAACAATTGTAAAATTTTTCTTTCTTCCTAAAGAATTTAAGAATTCTGTATTAACTGTAGTTAATTCTTTTGATAAATTAAGAAAATCAATGTAAAAAAAGGCAATCCCTATTTCAGGGATTGCCCAAGGAGAAAGAATATAAAATATATTACAACTTATGTTGTACTTTTCGCAGCTTTTTAAGTTTTTTTAAGTCTTTTTCATTTTCTATATTTATCTTTTTTATAATCGAATATGCTTTTTCAATTTCATCGCCGATTTTAATGAAAAAAATATTATTTCTTTCCTGCTTACAAAACCAATGCATAACTTGGTATCTTTTTTTTATTTTTTTTATATTTTTTAATAATGAATGAATATTCAAGTAATATTTTTTCTTTAACTCATATACATTCATTATTTTACCCAAGACTTACAAGTTGAATCTGGCCATGTCCACATTTTATATCTTTTACACCAAAAAAGTTTGTTTGATGCATAATTATTGAAAATTTTCGTTTTCTCGTGATCAAAAAAAACACATTTTTCACATGAGCCTTTTATTACAATTTCAGATACTTTTATCGCAGGTGTTGAATGGAAATCTAATTCTTGCATTTTTTAGCCCCTGTTTTATATTTTTTGTGATATTCTTCTAATTTATCATCAGTCAATTTCGCCCATTCCTGAACAGATGCCCTACTCCATACTTTACGACCACCTACATAGGCATCAGGGATTCCACCTTTACACTGATAATATCTGTTAGATCTATAGGTGGATAAAGCCATTCCACCTTTTTTTAGCCAACAGGATTCATCGTTGTACCATTCTGCCTGCCATTCAGTAGAATATTCAGAATCCTTGAGATTTTGTTTTATTTTTTCTAACTCTTGTAAAATTATTTTAAACTCAGGTATTTCCATAAGCACCATCTAATATAGTACCACCTATCACACTATTTGATAGGTGGTTATAATCTTGTATACTCTAACCCAGAGTTAATAATAAATTGACGAAGAGCAAACATTTTTTCTCTTGGGCCTTTAATTCTTAAAGTGTATTCTTCAATTTGCTGTGAAATTTGTTGTGAGTTTTGTGGAATATTTGTTTTAGTAACTTGTTCTGTAACAGGTTCTGTTTTAATTTCTACAGTTTCTTTTTTTTGTTCTTCTGCAGCTTTTAAAGCAGCTCTATTTGCTTTAAGTTGATTTAATTTTATTAAAGTGTCATTCAAATTTAATGTTTCAAGATAAAATGACATTCCAATTTCTCGATCTTCTTCTTCACAAGAATTTTTAATTGTTTCAAGCTCTGTTGTATATTTTTCTATAGCAGCTTCACAATCCAACATTACTTGTTTCATTGAATATGTTTTATTTAGCCATTTATCGTTAAAAATTTTATCAAGAGAAATAATTTTAAAATCTAAAGTACTCCAATAATCATAAATTTCTTTCTTTTTAATTTCTCTTTCCTTATTTTCAGCTTCGTCAACAATTGTTTTTAATTGTTTTGACGCATTATCTATTGTTTTTTCTAGAGTTTTCATTTCATTTTCAAACTCTGCTAACGGAGAATTCCAAAGTTTCGTTGCTGTTTTTCGTTTTTCAGCAACTTCATCTTTTAATTTATTAAGATATGCTTTGTCAGATTTCGCTGCATCAGGATTATTTAAATAACGTTCAATAGAAAATGTTTCTAACTCTTTCTCAATTGCAGCCTTATATTCTTTTGCGTTTGATGTTAATTTTCCGACTGCAATTTCAGTGATTAATTCAACAGTTTTAATTTCTGAAACCATTGGTAACTCTGTGCTATCTTCAACAGATTCAATTATTAGTTTTTTTTGTTTTGCCATAAATCCTCCTTAAATGAGTAGATGAAAGAAAACTTTCTTGTTTGCCATGTATCCCACGAACAAGCCGATAGTCCGTTTCGATGCAAACCCGATGCTACCCCACCGTAATTGTGTATCTTTTGACAATTGCGGCGGTAGGACTCGAACCTACAACAGCAGGATTATGATTCCTGAGGGATGCCATTTCCCTACGCCGCGTCGTAGTATTAATACTAATACTTTTGAATTATTTATATACCATATTAAATACTTTGTCAAGAAAAAAATATTATTTTTCATACTTTTATAATTACAAAGTATTGTTTTTTTTTATTAAACGTCGATAATATAAACAACAGGAGATGCTATGAATTTACTTGCCAAAGATTTTTGGAAAAGAATTGCTCTTTTAGCAACACAAAACAACATTACAAAAGACCAAATTGCAAAAGATTGTGATATTCCAATTCCTACAATGAAAGGATGGAAATATCGAGGAATATTCCCTGATGGAAAACTTTGTGTAGATATTGCCACAAAACTAAATACATCTGTAGAATTTTTGGTATATGGGAAAAATGCAATTAACCCAAAAATCTATATTGACAACAAATGTATTGATTTGTCAGAAATAGCATTAAGAATAAACAAATTAGACATAAATAAAAAAAAGGCAATTATGTCTAATCTATTACAACAAATTGAGTTTTGGGAAAATAATTAATCATTCCCTAAAATTCGTACCTGTATTATTATTTTCTAAATGAACAAATTCTGTATGATCAATAAAATCATAACAAACATATCCACTGCAAAAGCTCGATGTTTTACCATTAAAAGAAACCTTTTTATCTGGAATAATGAATTGAATGCCTTTCCCAACAAACTGAAATAAATTCCCAATTTCTTGGTAATTTATCGCCATCATATTCATCAACAAAACAAAAGGCTCATGTAAATCAAAAATAATACGTTTAAAAATATCTAACTTTGAGCTAAATGGTGGATTTGAAACAATAATATCAAACTGATCCGGCTGATAATGAAAAAAGTTTTTATCATCATTTAGATGACTTCTTACAACCTGGAATCCCTTAGCTTTAAGAATTGTGTAGTATTTACTTTCTTCTGTATCGAATGGCAACCACAAAATAGGTTTGCGCCCATTTTTTAATATAAAATCCGATTCCCACTTTTTAAGATACGGAACAATCATATTTACAAGAACCGAAGGTGTTTTCCACTCATCTTGCACTTTAAATGCTTTCTTAAAACTTCTCTTTTTGTACTCTTTTTCATCAAATTCTCTCATTTGGACCTCTTTTGGGCTTACTAAAAGTAAGCCCATTGTTTTTAACTACATCCCTTTTTCTTTAACTTTGTTACAACTGTTTATAGTTTTTTCAGTTGTTTTTTCATCTTTTTTTAAGGATTTTTCAGTTTTTTTAGCTGCTTTTTTAGTAGGTTTCGCGACCTTTTTCTTTGCTGCAATTTTTTCTTCCAAAGAATTGACACGAGCTGCTAAGGCATATTCGTAAATTACCATTGCGTGCCACTGTGTATGCAATAACGCATCACGAGCTTCTTCTGCATCTGAGTTCAAAAACTTTGCCAAGTTTTTGATTTTTACTGAAAGATCCTTTAGTTCTTCCTTTAATTTTGGTAAAACAACTTCATCCTTTGCCATTTTACACCTCCCTATTTATTTATTAACTCTATACAGAGCTTTTCACCTTGTTCCAGTACCCACCAAGAACATTTACAACAAATCATTTTCACCCCTCATAAAACAGCAATTCATCAGCAAAAGGGAGTGTTTTAGCCCATTTTAAGAAATATTCCATATCTGAATTATCTTTCCCTGACCAACAGTTTAATTTATGATTTTTTCGCCACATTATAATATTTCTTAATGTCTGATAATTAAAATGACACATTCTTGTTTGTAACCAACTACTAGGAATTGCATCGTTTAGTTCATACCAATCTTTTTTATCTTTTGTTTCATTATATTTTTGTCGTTGTTTTTCTAACTTTTCTATGTCTACTAAATCCGATACTTTTTCTGTCAATGGATTTTTTTCAAAACAATCTTCGTCTATTGGATAAGAGTGAAGTTTGTGCATTTTGGATGTCGAGTTTTTAACCATATGCCTATAAGTGTCAAACTCGCTCCAGAAGCTTAAAGGAGCCTCAATACTAACCCAAACTTCTATCATTTGTACAAACTTAGAGTTTGGTGTTCCACAAGAACTTTTTCCATCTGCTTTTATTAAATTCTGTGCAACTCGCAAATCTTCTTTTGTGAACTGAAAATCACTGGATTCAATATTTTTACAGTTATTTGTTTTACTTGCAGTAATACAGTTGTCGCAAGAAACCTTTTTACAAGGACCACTAGTTGTTTTTGTTTTTGCATCTTTGAAATTTTTACTCATTGGTAATCTCATACCGATAATAGCTGGCAAAAACCCTGATACTTCTGTATATTCAAATTTCATTTCTTTTCTCCTTTTATAAAATCTTCTGCATTTTGTCTTGAATATTCGTGTGAGTTATTTAACAAATCTTTAATAATCGCTTTTGCATATTCTAAATCTGTTTTTAACTCTTCAATTCTATTTGACCATTCAGTTTCTCTTTCATTAGCCCAATCTAACGACTGTTTTAAGTCTGTGTTATACTCTTTTAATTGCTCATTTTCTTCCATCACTTTTTGATTAATGAGTTCAAGTTCATCACAGTGTTCTTTTAATTCTTCAAACTCATCTTCTTTTTGGTTTAGTAAAGTTTCGCTTAATCCATCTGAAATTAATTGGTATAAATCAACTAATTCTTTCCTTTTTCCTTTGCAATTTATATCACAGTATTCGTGAGTGAACTCTTCACAATCGTATTCAACTTCAACAAGACGTTTTTTAATTTCTGCGTTAAGTTGTTTTTCGTTTTTCAACTGTTGTTTTAATTGTTGATTTTCTTCTTGCATTTCTTTTGCACCTGCAATGTATGCTCTACGCAACATCTCTATATCAGAAAACCAAAATCCATTTTCATCTGTGTCGTCATAATGTTCGTTTGCATAAAGTTTTGCTTTCTTTTCTAATTCTACATCTGTCATTCTGTTAACCTCCATTTATCAAAATTTAAACAATTGATAACATCACATCGCAATTCGCCATTCTCTTTATAACTATATTCACAATTTCTGCAACATATCATTTTTTTTTCAATCAGGCTTTTTGCTCTTGATAAATCAGATTGGAGTTCACAGACTCTTTTGGCAAGTTGCTTGTTCTCTTCATCGAGTTTTTGGTATTCAGTTAATCGTACCCACGATTTATCATTGAATACGACTATTTCAACATCTTCCATTATTTTCCTCCACACAAACAATCAAACCAAGGAATATTTTTGCTAGATGTTGATGTTCTAGTTTTGTAATTCTTATAATTCTTTTTATTAAAATGCTCTTCCACTTTTTCGATTCCATTTATGATGCAGTAAGTAGCCATATAAAAAGCAGCCTGCCAACTTTTTCGTTCAAAAGATAAAGGTAAACCTGCTTCAATCGAACATACAAGAGAATTAAGTTTATTAATATCTTTCTTTGATTTTGATAACAACCATTTAGCTTTATTAATTGTGCCACTAGGATTGCGATGATGTTCTAAATAGTTTCTTTTTGGAGAAGTTGCATAAGGTTTAATTATTGTTACTGCCATATACTAATCCTTGAATTTTGCAATATCTTCTGCACTTACACCCATACTGATTAATAAAAGGGTGCAATACCCAATAATATCAGCAATATCGTTTACTCTTGGTTTTTCTGCTGAATTAGATTTAATTCTTCCGATTTTATCGTCAAGTCTGATTAAAATAGAATTCGTTGCATCCCCTTTATAAAAAATATTATTAGGATTCAATGCAGAATCACCATATTTTTGATTTTTATATAGCAACAAGTCTTGTATTGCCATTGTAATTTCTTTAATTTTCTTTTGTGTTTCCTGCATCATATTGCCCCTTTAGTAAGTTATAATTATTTTTAACACTGCATAAATATTTTTTTGTACTATCTGGAATTTTTCTATTCATAACAGCTCCATAACCACAGTTATAAGCCATTACAACATCGTCAAAAACTTTTAATCTACTTTGCAACCACTCTATTTGATGCAAAGCTATAAAAGTATTATGCTTCCAATCAAACGCATTTAATTCAATATCTTCAAACTTCCAAAAACTGTTTGTAAAAGTTGTATATAAATATTTGTCATTTAACTGCCAAAGCCCTAAATCAACAGTTCCGTTTTCATTTCTATGAGTAGCATCTAAATTAATTTCAGGATTCTCTTGCATTAAAATTGCAACAGCTAAATCAGAATCAATTTCCAATTCTTCACACATTCTCACTATATAATCAGATAGTTCAGCAGGCAGAAATTGATATTTATGTATATTTTCTTGTTCTGTTTCAATTTCTTCTGAAATAAAATCAACATATACAATTTTTTTTGTTTTTTGTGCCTGATAATATGTTCCTAACATAAAAGCACTTCCAATAATCAATAAAAATACTGCTACATAAATTCCAATTTTTTTTAAGATTTTCATATTTCCCCCTAAAATAACTCACCCTGAATTATTTGTGTTTCTACTTTTTCTTCTTGTTGCAGAATTAATTTATTTTCTGTATCTACAGAATGAATTCTTTTCTTTGCTATTTCAAAATAGTTTTTGTCAATTTCACAACCAATAAAATTTCTTCCTAATTCTTTACATGCTACCCCGGTTGTTCCTGAACCCATAAATGGATCATAAATTAAATCGTTCTCTTGTGAAGAATTAATTATCAAATTTTTCACAATATTAAGAGGTTTTATTGTTGGATGACCAAATTTTCTTTTATCCTCCATATTTGAAGGCGTTACATAATAAGTAAATTTTGAATCAAAATTTCCAAGTATTTTTACCCCTTTTTCTCTAAAAAATAAAATAAATTCTGTATCTGTTAAGTATTTATTTCCACAAGCAGGGATAGGATTCGTTTTATGCCAAGTTAAAATGTTCCAATTACACCCTTTTTTCTTTAAAAAATAATCTAACAACAAAGGTATTTGTTTTTGACTACAAAAAAAATAACAATTTATCTTTTTCATAACTCGACATATCTCATCTAATAATAATTCAGAAAATCCATTTTTCATGGAATCAATTTCTTTCATTACATAGCGTTCACCTCCCCATGTATATGCTTTTTTACCTTTATATTTCATAGAATACTCATCAGATTTTTTACCAAAAAATCCTGCTCCTTGCGTTTCAAGTAAATACGGAGGATCTGTTACGACCAAATCAATCGAATTATCAGGAATCTTTTTTATAAATTCATAACAATCACCATTATATAACTCAGTCATTCTTCACCACCTCAAATTCTACATAATCAAAGTTTTCAGCAGACAATATAAAATCTTCATCTGCTGCATGATATAAATTATCTACAACTTGCAAAGCTTCTTTTTCATCCTTTGCATCAACTTCTACAATCTTTACCAAAGTTTCTGTTATCTTTACTTTCATTTATTTCTCCTTTTTTTTATTGACAAAAAAATTAATCTACTATATTATCTTATTAGGTCGGGTCGCTCCCATGAAAATATGTTTTCGGGTATACCGAGGAAGAGGTAGGATTACCAAACCCCGGTGGAGCTTAAAAGTTCCCGGTCGTTTTATTAAAACTCCCTAGAAGGATCGGATATTGCACTTAACTGTGCCTCTATCGGGGCGGGGGTTTTTTTTGTTTTAAAACCTTACACTTGCCTTTGTATTCAATAATTACATACCCATTCCTATTATCTTTTTTTATTTCATCTTTCAATTTTTTATACTTGTTATAAGTTATTTCATCCTTAATAGAAATGAAACAACTTGGAGCTTGTTTTTTTGTTTCATTAAATCTTGTTATTAGTTTATGTTCCCCAGTATTTTTTATTTCCATAAAATCTCTATCATTAAATAATTTATAAAAAATATCAGCCTTTTTGTTATTAGAATAACTTTCTCTTAATAAATAAACATCAAAACCTAACATCTTTATTTTTTTACAAGTTTCTACTTCATCTTTATATCTTCCTTCTCTTACAGCATCTATTTTTCCAACAGAAACTTTTATACCTTCAAAATCTTCATAAGTTTCTTTTTCTAAATAATCTAAAAGTAATTCTCTATCTTTTTCTGATAGTTCCATTATTCCTTTTTCTGTAAATCTTCCCTTTTCATCTCTCGGATGCACAGCAGAATTAAATCCTTTTTATACAAAATCTTCTTCATGATTAAAAATTACATATATTTTAGGTTTATAATTCAACTTTTCCACTAACTCATCATGAACTTCTTTTCTTATTACAAATTTTACTTTACTCATCTTTTTTTTCTCCACAAAACAAAATATTTTTATTCCTAAAGATATTCTCTAAATCAAAAACTGTTTTCCCATCACTTCTAAAAGGGATATCAATTTTTGATTGTAATTCTTTTAATTTTTCCCAATAATCAGGAAGGAATAAAAACATATTTTCAAGTTCTTTTAAGTTTTTATTCCTGCAACACCAACAAGAAACACGATCTAAAACTTTATAAAGTTCTATTCCGTTTTCATTCCAACTAAAACCTTTTGAATAGCAATGATTCAAACAGCCCTTTTCTGTCATTCCCCATTCTGCTAATGGATAGAGTTTCAATCTATTTTCACATCTTTTAACTCTTTCTCTTAACAGTCTTTCTTGTTCGTCTACTGCTATCCCAACATATTCAACAATAAACTCATCCCCGTATTTTTTATTATTTTCTTTTATGGCATTAAGTTTTAATGTTGTTCCCCAACGACATAAACCACCACACCATTTATAGCCCGATTGTTTTTGCCCGTTTCTTTTATATACTTCTTTTTCTAACATTGTGTAGAAAAAATTATGTTTCGGTTTTAACTCTGTAAACTGTATTTCACGCTTACCAAGTTCCTTTTTTATAAGTTCTTTATTTGTATAAATGGATTCAAATTCTGCTCCAATATCAAAATATACAACTTCATCCAACGGATAATTCAGTTCTAATAATTTCAATATCATTGCTAAACTATCTTTCCCAAAACTACAACTTGCTATGTATTTCACGCTTACCAATACGCAAATATTCCGTATTGGATTTTTCTACTTGCTAAAAAGCCACGATTTCAAAATTACGCAATAATCACATCTCGCTATTGCAACCTGATTTATCAGGAATTAAGCGTTTTCCTCCCTTTTCTCAAAAATTGTTCCTTTATGTACAATCTGCAATCTTTCATCTTCTGTCATATCATTCCATTTCTTTTTACCTTGTATTCCTAATTGACTGAATAATGCACAAAGCACTGATACAACTATTGCATTGCCCGCAACTTTGTAGAGTTGCGAGTTCGATACAACTTTTTCTGCTCTATTAAACTGTTCTTCTTCAACATTCATAAGTCTAAAACACTCTCTAGGTGTCAGTTTTCTGATTCTGTATCTTTCTACTACAGGTAAAATTGCAGTTTTCTTTCCTTCTGGTCTTGTTGTAATTGTTGGAGAAATCCCATCAGTTAAAACTTTCTGATTAAAAGCGTCTATAATATCACCTTCTTGTGCGTTATTATCTTCTGCTGTTTTTATTGCTTGCTCGTAAAATCCGTTTTTTTCAATCTTTACAATTTCACTATTTCTTGCTGTTTGTTTTTCTATTATTTTAATTTCATTTCTCGTTGATGAACTTCCTATGTTTGTTGTTAATGTTCCGATGCAGTCTTGATTTTTGGGAATATTTGAATTGTAATCGTCATATATGATTGTTTCTTCTTCTACTACCATTGGCACATATCCTCCACCTGTCCCCATAGAACTTGTCAAAGTTGTATAAACTCCATCATCTTTTATGCTTTGGTGTTCTTGCATACCACCAATTACAATATTTTCTAACACTAAATTATCCTTTTACACTGTTGTTAAGGTGTTGCAGATACCTTCTGAATTTGGTTCTAATCTTTGTTCTGTTGTAATTCCTGGTGTTCTGTCTGACGGATTATCAGGATTGCGGCCACACATTGCAACTATTACCATATTGCAATGGTGAACATTAAAACTTGTAGCAACAGCAACAGCAACACCATCACTATCATAAACTCTGTCTTGGTTGTAATATTGCGTTCCGCCATTGCTTACTTTTTCACCTAATCCACCTACTAATTTTGGTTCTTCGATAATCATAGGTTCTCTGCCACCCCCTTGCATTGTCGTTAATGTCGGACATAATCCGTTTTTATCCCAAACATTCCCCGCAAACCCTAGTCCTGCTTTTTCGTTGTAAATATTCCCTAAACGAATTGTTTTTGACATTCAATAACACCCCCCCCATAGATTGTTGATTACTAATACCACAGTCATATCTAGCTGTAATACAATTCATGGTGTTTATTATCTTAGGTTTGTTAATTGTCATATCACAGCACTCTTTTTCTGTAATCTTATTTTCCACAACTAACTTTTCAATTAGTTCTTTTGCTTTTGGACTGTTGATATAATATTTTTCATCTACAGTAGGTTCTAAATAATCTTTCATAACACAAGGAAGTTTTATCTCTTTTGGAAATTCATAATCAATAAAATCATCTGAAAGAATTGAAACACAAAAACATCTATCACGATTTTGTGGAACTCCCATAGTTTTTGCATTAATGTCTTGATAAAAGTTGTAGTACCCTTTAGATCGTAAAAAAGATAGCCACGATTCAAAATCGTTTATATTTTTTTCAGAATGAACTTGTGGAACATTTTCCATTAATAAGACATCTGGAAGCTCTTTACATTCATTAATCAATCGTTCTACTTCCCAAAGTAAGCCGCTGCGAGTTCCACTTCCCTTTGCCATTCCCTCTTGTTTTCCAGCCAATGAAAGCGACTGGCAGGGAAATGAATATGTAAGAATATAAGTATATTTGTCTTTTTCAGTAATATTTAAATCAGTAGCATGAATTTGTGTAACATCTGATGTTGCAAAATTAGTACCATGAATTGCGTTATAAACTTGCATGGCATACTTATCAAACTCACAAACAAAATGATGTTCAAAATCAACACCTAACCTTTCTAATGCTTGTGCCTGCGTTCCCATTCCTGCAAACAATTCAATAAGTCTAATTTTCTTTTCAGTTGAAAAAGTAGGCATATCAAATAAATTTAATTGATCCATCTTAAACTTTCTCCACAACATCTTTTATTATTTGCAACATAGAATCTCTTTCTATGTTAATTTCTTGCGATTTTCCCTGAAAAAACAATTCAATGGCAGAAAGCTCTTTTGTTTTTTTGTTGTTGATAAGTTTTATAGATGCCATTTTGTCTATGTTTTTTAACAACGTTTCTAAGTCTTTTAATAATTTCATAAACACCCTTAGTATTAATATTAATACTTTTATATTTTACTATTTATACTTTGTCAAGTATAAAAGTATTATTTTTAACACTTTTCTTGATTTTTTTAAGAAATTAGGATATATTGAAAGAAAAGGTGTTATAAATAATAAGCCAATAGTCTTTGTAGATTATTGGCTTTTTTTTATTTGGAGGATTTAAAAATGGAAGAACTTAATTTTACAAATATGCCTAAAATTTTTTGGGTATGCGTTATCATACTTTCTTTTTTGGCAACAATTTTAATCTTTTTTATTGTGCAAACAATTGCAAATATTTTGACCAAAAAGAATTTAAAAACAAAATTATTAGATTTAACAGAACCTGTTAAACCAGAAATTAAAGAAAAGTATATTGCAGAAGGGAAAGATTTGATTGATAATCAGTCGCAAGTTACAAAACTTATGCTAAAATCTGGCAGAATAAGAATTTATCAAACAGGTCTATCAGAGTTTAATTTCAAATCAGCGCAAGAAAAAATTATATTTGAGTTATTAACTTTTCGTTTACAGGACCGAATAAATTACGAAGTTAAAAACGACTTAACAAGAAATCACATTACAAATAAAACCGATTTTGAATTAGAACAATATTCAAGATCAAAGTCAAAAGCGTATTACTCTTTAATTAAAGAAAAACTATTTTTGTATCAAGAAAAATTACCCGGTTACGACTTACCAATCATTTTAGAAAAATTTTCTCAAGAAGAATTTTTTAAATTCTTTAAAGATATATATTTCTCGGCAAGAGGGCTTGCTAGTAAAACGGAGGGAAAATAATGAGTAACAAGTTAGAAGCTTTATCTCCTTATATAAGAGATAAAGCAGAAAAAGCAATTGCATTGATGAATGAAGATGTTGACTTAAAATTTATGGGAGTTGAAAAAATTGCAATTTCAGAAACTAAAAGAAATTTGTCAACACAAATGGCTTATTATTCACGATCAAGAATGGGCGTTGAAGATGTAAAAAAAATGTATAAAGCAGCGGGACTTTATACACCCAGTGATTATGAATGTAAAACAGCTAACACCTGGACTTTAGATTCAAAACACATTCGAGGTTTGGCCATAGACCTAGTCCCTGTTAAAGATGGGAAATTTTGGTGGAGTGCCCCTACGAATGTATGGGAAAGAATGGGGAAAATTGGCGAAAGTCAAGGTCTTTTGTGGGGAGGCCGCTGGAAAAATAAAGACACACCACATTTTGAAGTTTGATTTTGGAGGGAAAAATGGATTTTTATACGATTAGAAATTTTTTGGAAAACTGTGGCTTGCCTGTTGAATTATTCATTTTTTGTGGCCTGATAATTACATTTACGGAAAAAACAAAAAAATTGTGCAAAGAAATTGAATTTTATTTTGAAACAAAAAAGGCAAAGGAAATTAAAATCTTTAATCATACAAAGATTATTTTTTTAATTTTTTGGAGTTGCGTAGCCGATGTGGTTTTATGTGTTGCAAATATTACAGATTGGGAAAAATTTGCACTTAACTTATTTGTAATGATTGGATTAAGTTCAACGTTTTATGAAGTAATTCTGAAAAAGGTTTCAAAATGGAAAAAGGATATTTAAATGTTTTCAAAAAATCACAAAAAAATAATTCTAGTTTTATTTGCATTTGTATTCTGTCATTGTTATTTTCTGCAAGTTGCAAATCCACAAACATACTCGATAACGGAGGAACAACTACAGACATTAGAGATGGAATTTCAGAACTTGAAAACAACGAATTCAAATCTCAACGAACAGAATTTGAAATTACAGAATCAAGCAAAGAAATTGAACAAACAAGTAGTAAAATTGACAGAATTATCTACGAATCGACAGAACACTATACAACAATTGACAGAATCTTGCAGCAAGTTAGAAATCAGACTAGCGAATGAACGGGAAAAAAATGCCGAAAATTTAAAAGAGCTATCTGAAATTAAAATAAAAAATCAGAAACAAAAAACAGTAATTATTACATTAAGTTTTGTAATTTTCTTATTACTTATAATTATATTTTTCTGTAAAAGAAAGAAAATATTTTAATTCCACATGTTATTAATTACATCTTTGTTTTGTAACAATAGAGGTAGTTTATCTGTAATTTTAGCTCTATCATAATACTCGGTCATTTTTGGATTCAAATGGCCGAGCATCATACGAAGGCTTTCGCCAGATATTTGATGGCGCATCATCGTATTGTATGTGTAACGCAACGAGTGTATTGATAAATTTCTTTCTGTTGCGTTTATCCCATTTTTTAAACAGATTTTCTTAAATTTATTATTTAATAAAGTTCGTGAAAATGGTTTGCCATGCAAAGAAAAAACATAATCATTTTCTCCATTATTTTGATTTACCCTTTGCACTTTATTAATTAACTCAATTGTTTTTTCTGGAAGAATCGCAATTCTCCATCTTTTATCAATCTCATTCCCCTTTTTTAGATGTTCAACCCTTTCTCCATTATGATTCAACATTGCATTAATTAAAATAACATCTTTTTGAATAAATTGAGAATACTGAATAGCCCTTCCTTCACATCCTCTCATACCTGTTGTAAGAATTGTATAAATCAAAACTGCTGTTGTAAAGTTTTCTTCATCTGTATTTTTTTTATTTCTCCACACTTCGCAAATTTCTTCTTTTGTATCAGGAAATAATCTTTTAATTTCATCTGGGTATAAAATACCTTTGTTTCTTATTTTTCTTTCTAAACATTTATCCATTTTTATTATTTTGTCTAAATGCTCTGCTCTGTACAATTCATACAGAACTATATTAATCACAGCAATTATGCGATTTAAATAACCAGGAGAATAAGGCAATGAAAAAACCCATTTTTCAATTTCTCCAATAGTTATATTAGAAACAAGTTTCTCTCCAAATTTTTCAAGAAACTTATCAAGAATTCTCTGTTTAGCCTTTAGTGTATGTGCTTCATACTCATAGCCTTTTAGTTTTTGCTTTTTTATATAAAAAGAAGATTCTGTAAAAAAATTTATTGCAAATTGATTAAAAGTGATATTCTCTTTTAATAATTCATTATCATCTAACAATTCTATAAAAGATTGTGCCTCTTTTTTTGTCAGACAAGGTTTCCCATTTTTGCCACAAGTTCTTCTAATTCGTTTTCCGTTTTTGTCTAAAAACCAAAAATACCATGCCTTAACCTTCTTCCCATTGTGTGTAATTGTTCGTTGATATAAATGTTTTACCATAAAAAACCTAAAATTTTGTACACATAATGTGCACAAACTATAAATTTACAAAAGCTTTAATAATATAAATCATTATATAGTAATGATTTAATATAAATAAAACAACCCTTTCCCCTCTATAATAGACGCTTTTTAAGTCTATTATACACAATTATCCCTGTTTTTAATATATTTTACATTACTTTTTTCTTTTTTGCAACATTATTTATAGTTATACATAGTTTATTTTGTGCACAAACTTGTGCACACAGAAATTAGGCTTTATATAAATTCTTGATTTTTTTTTATTTATTGTACATAATATTTACATAAGGAAAATAAAATGAAAATGAAACAATTAAAAAACGATATGTTTATTAAAAGCACTGCTATTTATTCAATTGCAATTTCTGTATTATATTTTTATCAAGGCTTAGTTGAAGGTTTCTCAACTAGCCTTTTTCTTTATATCGGCATAAATATTGTTTTTATTCCAATTACTTTAATAATCAGAAAAAATATTTGTATTCCATATTTACTGCTTTACTCTATTATCCTCCTCTATTTAATTGCTTTTACTCCAACTTATTTTTATAACAATTTTTCATCGTTCTTTCTTATCTGTATTATTTCCATACTGTGCCCAAAAATAAAACTCGCTTCATTTATCTGTTATTTTATTGTTATAACAACTTGTTTTATTTTCGGCACAGAAAAAACATATCATTATTTAATTCACATTACACGATGTTTATATTTTTATGTTTTACTTTCATTTATTACAAAGCAAATAAATTCAGTAAAACTAGAATTAAACAAAGATGAAATAATAATTTTAAAACAACTTGCGTTAGGAATGCAACAAAAAGAAATAAAAGAGTTTTCTAAAAATACTGTAACTAAAAAACTTCGAGCAGCAAGAGAACGAAATAATTTAACATCAAATTACGAATTAATAGTTAAATATAAAAATTCTTATAAATAAAATACAAAATACTATCATTCCCACAATAATATTATTGTTCCCAAATTTTTTAATATTTTTTTATGCTATTTTTTAAATACCAAATGGCCATTGGAATCTTAAATAATACGAGGAACAAAAAAATGATCGTAAAAACAGAAAATGGTGGTAATTTTGATGCCGCAGGAAATGGAACTAAAGGTCTTGCTATTTCTGGCTTAGTTACAGGAGCAGCTGCTTTAGTTGGGCAAGGATTGTTTGGAAACCTTTTTGGAAACAACAGAATGAACTGTTGCGGGGAATCTAAATGGGAATCTAGATACAACAATTTACTTGCAGAATTTCAGAATTTAAAAAGTGAACAGTACACAGACAGAGCAATTATCGACTACAACAAAGACAAGTTTGAATTCAACAAAGACATCTCTAATGCAATTGTTGACGACCGAACTCGAATTGCAGCACTCGAACAAAAAAGCGACTGCCAAAAAGAAGTTTCTGCTTTAAAAGAACAATACTTTCTTGAAAAAATTAAAAATCTTGAATGTATGTTCTCATCAGGAATTGCTTTAGAAGCTGAAAGACGTTGTAATGGCGATCAGAATTTATTCAATTACTCAAATGCAACTTTTGTACCGGGTAAATTAATTATGCCAGCAACATCAATCTGTCCTAGTGTAATGCCACAGTACAATTCTTGGGTAGCACCTACAGCTACTGCTAGTAATAGTACCACACCAACAACATAATAAATTTTAAGGAGATAGTCATGAACAATTATAATTTAAATTTTGAACGTTATCAAACAACTAATGCGTATTGGAATAAATATGAACAAATATTAGCTCAAATGAGTAACGAACAAAAAGTGTTTGTAAGTAAACAAGAATCTGTATTAATTGCAAAACAAAATTTATTATCTGCTTTCATTGACTATCTCTTTGAACAGAATAAAGTGGTTTTTATTAACAGTTCCGAAAATGGAAAACTCCTAATGGAAGATTACATTTCAACTATTAATACAGCCGCTGAAAGTTATGTTTCAAAATCAGAACAACTTGAAAAAGAGAATGAAGAACTAAAAAAGCAAATTAAACAATTAATGTTAGATTTTAAATCAACACAAAAAGGAACTGTAGAAAATGAATCAAAAACAACAAAGTGAATTGGATAAAATTGAATCAAAAATATTAATATTGTTATTTGGTTCTGTTGCTATCCCAGAAAAAACTTCTATTGCGTTAAAAATGGCAAATGTAAATCCAAATGAATACATACAAATGTTTGAAAATTTCATGCAACCAATACTAAAAGAAGATGGGCAAGTTGACGGAATTATGTTAAAAAAATTAATTCAGTTTACCAAATATAAAGATGTTGTAAATTTATTTACAATTCCAAATACTGATTTTTTTCTAAGCGAGATCATTGAAAATATTATAACAAGTATTTTCCCAGGAGTGAATAAAAATGCAATTTCAAACTTTTAAAAATATTTATCAAGGAGATTTCCCTGTTTCTTTGGAAGTTTTCAAATCTGATTTTCCTTTTGTGTATGTTATTCCCAAAATACAAGTAATCGAAATTCCACAAGAAATTCAAATTCAACCAAATTTTAATGTATATTCTACATCAGAACCAACAATCCAAAAATCTGAAAATTTGCCTAGTATAAAAGAAAATTCTCAAGATGAAGTTGAATATGAAATTAAAAACATAACCCCTAAAAAATCTTTTTGGAGGAAATAAAAAATGACAATCAGTGAATTATTAGACAAGGCAAAAGATAAGATTGATGTAAGCAAACTATTTCTTTTGGCTGCAGCAGAAATTGACAAAGAGAAAACAAAAGATGAAATTTTTGCAACATTATATAAAGAAATTTATGCAAATCATCTTTGTGATTCTTTGTGTTGTAAAATGGTAGAACATATGTTCAAAGACAACGAAAAAGGTAAAAAATGGACTATTGAGCAAACAAACGATATTGCTAGAAAAATTGGAGTTACTTTTTCAAGTTCTACTGATGATTATACACAATATGAATTTTGGTGTGTGATGCACATGATGTACTATGATTATTCTGATGTTTTGCGAGAATCTGGACTTGTAGATCCATCAGTATTTGGGAAATTAGCAGATGCTTATTTATCAGACATTGACGCACCAAAAGGAAAATTAGTCAATTATTTTTTCTTTGTGCATAAATAAGAAAAAAAGGCTATCTATATTGTTAGATAGCCTTTTTTCTGTAAAATATAAAAGACCGTTTTAATTTTCCAGAATGATCAATTACAAAACCATAAACATGAGATAAAATGGCACGCGAATAGTGGTGCTGGAGCCTCCTACTCTACCGGAGATGGAAGCCAACCAATTACAGACCTAACAGTCAATATTGTTGGCGCAAGAGTTGGTGATGAAACAAGATCTAAGAATACAACTGTTCGTTTATGGAAAAGAATTAGCTAATACGTTGCCATAACTTTATTGTGGTATTAAGAGGTTGAACAGTTTTAGAATTGCCATAAATTGATGATGAACGAGAAGCATCTATATATACTGTATTAAAAGCGGATATGGATGAACTCGTAGTGTCCATTATACGTCCTGATTCAGAACCTGTTTTAGCCTTGGAAAATACACCGCTTGTAACATCTCCCCAAATAAAACCGCAGTACCCATAAGGATTACCAAATTTACCAGTGATATTAGGTAACCCAGGAGCCTGTAAAATTAAAACGGTCGTTAAATTTTTACTAAACGCTGAATCAATTGTAATTGTGTTTCCATTAACATTTGTAACACTTCTTTGTTCATATGTTGGCTCATCGCCTTCGCTATCAACTAATATACACCCCGTTGTTACTCCATGTCCATCAATCAATGTTAGTGTAGTACCAGACATGTTTGAAATTGATACTTTTTTTTCAAACTCAACTGCATCGCCGCCATCAACACGAGCAAACATTCCCGCATATTTATGCGATACGTCTTCCCATGTTCCATACAACTTCATGTCTACTGGAGATGGACACAATGGATATTGGGTATAAACAAACCCAACCGGATATAAAACATCGGCTAGAAATTTCATATTAGGGATTTCGTCTGATGGACTTGAAGGTTTATTCACAGGCTTCGCACCTAAAATTACACCATCACTATTTCTTAATGCAACAGTATTAGGATTAGGATAACTAGAATAAATAGCTTCTAGCCAAATTATATCAGTTTCATTGATTATAATATTATCAGTTAAAGTATAAAAAGATTTTCCTTTGTTTGTTTTTCCATCAGAAATAATAAAAAGTTGTTTTGTTATTTCTTGATTAAACCTTACCCATGAACTACTTGTAACTTGGTATAATCCATTTTCTTTTTGATTTGTTTGATCTTTAACAAGAACAAACTCACCACTTGTTACTTGTACACTATCTATAATTTGTTCATTTGACAATTCAATATTTGAAGTTGTTGCAGATTTAACAACTACAGGACTTACAGTAAACTTAGATAAAACTCTATTAGTCGCAGCTGTTGGATCAAGGTTTTCCTCTAAATATTTTACTCTGGTTGTCAACAAATTTAATGAATTAGAAAGGGCATCTGTAACAGATTTCACAACTACATCATTGTTTGCTTTTGCAATATAACCCGTTGACAATGAAACTGTGCCATCTTGAGATATTTTTAATACATCTACCCCAAAGAAATTTAAATAAGCAACACTTACATCATCAGTTGTTTTTACTCCAATTCTTAAAGCATGACTAAGAGCACTTCCTTCTGAATTTAATATATCCGACAGAGAAAGCTCGCCTTTAAAATTAAACTTTCCGTATTTTAAATATTCATTAAATAGTTCTGTTATTTTTTCTGCACAAATTCGCAAGCTTGCAGAAATACTAGTTGTTCCTAAAATTTTATCATTATTAATAGGAATCTCACTTGCAGTAAGAATTTCATTTCCTGTAAGTTGATTGCCATTTTGTTCAGTTAAGTTTATTTCTCTTTTACCAATTATATTAGTTTTATGTGTACCATCTTCATTATGATCTGTTCTAAATCGTTCATTAACGTCAGATATATATTTAATGTTATATACAGAATCTTTATCATTTGTCCATTCTGTATTTTCCATATCTTTAACATCGGCAGTAATATTATAAATATCTTCATCATATAACTCTTCTGAATTTGCCATATAATGAACTTCGCACAATTTTACATATCCATCATCTACTGTTGGGGCTTGCCCCGCAGTTCCTTTTTTTACAACAATATCTAACGTTAATCCTGTTTTTGTGTTTACTTTTTGATATGTAATCGTGTCATTATCTAAATCATTAAAAGCTCTTTGTTGTAATTCATATTCTTCCATTACACCTTTTACTTCGATAATGTCGATTCTATCATTTTCTCCCGCAGAAATAGGAATTGAGATATTTGTTAATTCATCAGCGATTCCGAATGGCATACCTGTCGCATGACAAACTCCAAAAAGGGGAGCAATTTTTAGATTAAGGCCATTGTAAACAGAAACAGCACCACCGATAACAAAGTTTTTATCGGCCTCAAAAATCATTTTAGAAAATTTAGATAAATTATTTATTATTGAGGAAAAAGAAAAATTAAAATCATCAGCTTTGACAATTTCATTTCCTTGCACAATTCCAGTTGTGAAAAAAGAATTTTCGTTTTGTTCAATACTAACAGTTGACATAATACCCTCCGATGTCGGCTCGAACAAAACAAAAAAAAGACAGTAGGCTGTTAGAGCCGACTGTCTTTTATATACACATCGTTTTTTATACTTTATATGTTATATTTAATTATATATTACTTTTATTTCTTTTTCAACTATCTTGATCTCGATTTACGATTTCTAAATAAGCTTTTACTCCTACAGCTTTCACATATTCTAATAAATCTGCATACAAATCTATTGCAAAACCACTGTTAGCACCTGTTAAATATGTATCATCGTAATATCCAGCAAGGTCGTAATTTTTAATTTCTTCATTTGGATCTTCACCCCCAGGAGATAAGGCTAAGGCGTTTTTTGCTGTTGCTCCCGTAAACTGAACAAACAATGTAAAAGATTTTTTTCTCTTTTTTTCAAAAAACATTGGATAATCAAAATAAGTGTTTTCAGTACCAGAAAATTTAACATTTACAGAATCACTTTTTGCCTTAAAATAAAAACTCGCACCACTCCATTTATCAGAAGTAAAATCTTTTCTTGCATCACTTTCTCTATAGATTTCTGCTTTGTGATCCCACTTATAAATTTTCCCATTTTCAACTTCTATCGACACTTGCCCTTTGTAAAAAAAATGAATGTAATAACCTTTATCTACATTTGTATTTACAGTTTGGGAAATTGTTCCATCATGAAATAAAATCCCATTTGTTTTTGAAAATCTAGCTTCTTTTGATAATTCGGCGTTTTCAGAAACCCATCCTTCTAAATCATCAAAAACATAATTTTGAAATTTATTTTCACTTTTATCGTTAGTTTTTTCTAATAAATAAATCGTATCTACGTTAAAATAGTTTTTAAATGTATGCAAAATGTTAGGAGCAGTTCCCCATGTTACATCACCACCGCGAACAAAAATTGCCTTAATTCTATCCAGGTAACTTTTTTCTTTTTCATCTGTAAATCGTTCCAAATAAGTAAAAAAACTAGAGATATATTCAAGAGCAGTTCCTTTTGAATCATACACATTGTTTATATTTTTCCATTCTTTCATATAATTAACAATATTGTATAATTCTTTTTCTATTGCTCCTGTTTTTTGATCATTTGCGATAAACGCTGAAAAAAACTTTCCACTTTTACTTAAAGTTGAAGGAAAGTTGTTTTTTAACTTTTCTGAAATTGTCATTTTTTACTCCCAATAATCATATGTAAAATTCACGTTTCCTAATCTTGCAATTTGATGCTCGTTAATTGTAACATCTGTATTTGTGATTGAGTTCAACGTTAAATTTTTGATGTTTTTTACATAACTTCCTGTATTTTTAAGTGCTGTAATTATATCTGCATATATAACATCTTCGTTAATTAAAAGACTATTGATAGTTTTTTCTACAGTTTCTTTCAATGCGGCATCTGCAAAGTTTTCTTCTGCTCTATAAAGAGTTATTTTTGCTTCTACATCAATTGCAACTTGAGTACAAGGTTCTAAGTCGATTAAAACGCCGCCAGCTCTTAAACCTGGATTAGTACTATCTTCTGTACCATTAACAATGTCTAATAATTCTGATTTCAAATCTTCGGATAAATTTCCAGTACCATCGTCAATATAAATAATTGCATCTGCCCCTGTTTCCTCTACTGCATCTTCTACAACGCTAATAGATCTAACTTTAGGATTTGCTAATAGTCCTGCCATAATTCCATATTTATTTGTTCCCTGTAACCCATTGATATAATTCTTAAATCTTGCCTGCATTTCTGTATCGCTTTCTTCATCTGCCCCACCTATTGCTTTTTTTGAATTTGTTACTGCAACTACAGATGAAGGAATAGAAGATTCAATAGTATTAATTGTTCCAGAAGAAACATTGTACTCTGTTCCTATATCTTCTGCTTGAGCAAAAACAGTATTTGAATTAATTTCATTAGGTTGTATTCTTGCTACTTCCGAAGTAAAAAATCTAAATGTTCCATCAGAAATAATTGTATTAGATGGAATTATTACTTCATCACTAGAAGGCGTTGCTCGTGAAAAATATACTTCAACATTTGCAGCTTTTCCGTTTTTTTTCTTGAAATTAAAAATACTCGTTGCAATTTGTGTTAAATTCTGTTGAAATCCAAGTCGAGTATCTATATAAGCTTCTTCTAAAACATTTGCAACAGATTCAAAAGTTGTTTTTACCATTGAACCTTCGTTCAAGTCTGACACTTTAGAATTTACAATAAAATTGTTTTTCATATTTTCTACAAGTGTATTATAATCGTTTGTTTCCATGTATTCTCCTTAAATTAATGCAGATAAGTTTTTTACACCACCTACAACTGTATTGTACACTACATTGACTTGTAGTTGTTCTCCGTTTTTACTTTCCCATGTTAAACTTTCAATGCTATCTACACGAGGATCTGCCAATATTGTTTGTTCTATCGAACTTGTAATATACGAACTAATAGCAGATGCACTAATCGAGGGAACACCAACTTCATTTCTAATTCCATATACAACATTGCGAACACGAGAATTTATAGTTGTCGTTAATCTATTTAAAATTGCTTGATTTAGATTATTTACACCACTGATTTTTTCTAAATCGCCATTTTTAAAATTAAAATCTCCATTAACGATTTTAAAATCTTGCCCATAAATATCTTTTATTCCTGGCTCGTGATAAACTTCATTAGCTTCTAACATATAATTTGAAGATGAGTTTATGTTGGGAATATAAACAACAGCTCCTACCTCTAAATTTTCTAAACTAATATGATCATTGTATAACTGAATTATTGATGCATAATCTGGCGTTCCATAATATTTTTGTGAAATTGATGCCCACGTATCACTACTTTTAAAAGAATATTCTTTATACCCATTTATAATAATTAAACTATCATCCTCATTTTCTGTTCCAGGTTTTACAATTCCATCAACTGAATTACCATTAATATTAATATTAACAGCCTTTGCAAGGGCATTACTATGTTTATTTATTCCGTTAAAAAGTTTTTTACCTTTATCGTATAAATCTTGTTGTGCAATCTTGAAATTGCTACATATTTTTTCATATTCTACATTGTTATGAACAAAATTATCCCACCAATCTCGCATATCTATGCACGACTGAACCAATTTACTTGTTGAATTAAATAATTGTGTGCATAAATTTGTAGGCCATAATTTTAATGTACTTTCTAACACTGTATCATGTAATGCAACTACTTCTGAAACAACATTACTAATAGATTCAATACTGCCAGTTAATAAATTCATATAATTAGATAAATTTGTAGAAACATCTTCGACATTTGTAGATACAATACTTACCAATTCAGAAAACTCTTCAATATACCCCAAGTAACTTTGTAAAATGGAAAGTTTTTCTTTTAAAAACTCGTTAAATGAATTAAACTTTTCTACTAAATTATTTAATTTTTTATTCTTTTTAAGTAATTCCAATATTTTATTTTTACTACTTATTTCCATTGGGCAGCCGATTGCGTTTAAGGTATAAAAATAAGTAAATGGCATATCTTTACTTCTGCGCACAGTAAAATCTGTTACGAATATTTGCCATGCTTTAGGGTTTTTTGCTCCACTTCCTTTTTTTCCATTGTCTAAAGAGTATAAGAAAACTTCCTTCCCTTGCAAGTTTGAAAAATCCCCATGTTTTTTTAATAAATCTCGCAAATAGAAAATTTCATCTTGACCAGATAAAAATTTCTGACCTTTGTTTCCTTGGTAGATTATTTTCAAACTTTGATTAATTGTAGTTCCGGCTAACGAAATTTTAACTGTATCATTTCCATAATCGTCAATTACAGAGCCACCAAATGTTTTAGTTTCGTTGATTCGTTGAGAAAATACAAATTCTTCACTTTGAGGAGGAACTGAAAACGCAAAAGCATCTTGCAAATTCCCGTTTTTGTGAAATTCTATTAAATATGCCGATTTCCATAATTTTTCATTTAAATATTGCATTATTCTACCTCTACTTTATCTTGCCCAGCATCACTTACCCAAATTGTCAATGTATCTGTTGCAGGATTTGAACCACTTGTACCCGATATTGCAACTTCACACATAGACACGTTACTTGTCCTTATATTTGTTAAGCCCATCACATTTTTATCAGCTAAACATATTTTTTTATTCTGATTATTTACCCTTTTACTTGTTCCTACTAATGTAGAAACAGTTTGTGATGTGCCATTTTTATCTGTAATTAAAGATGTTTGAGCACCTGTAATTTGAATGGATAAACTCAATAAAACAGGGTTTGAATCAACCTTTATATTAGAAGATAATTCAGGAGTAATTATTGCACAATTTTCTATATCAACAGGTACATTAAGAGAATCTACACATTTAAGTTTATATTTAGATGTTGCGCAAAATAACATAAACTACTCCTTTGCACTTATTGACAGATAATTATTAATATTCACGCCTTTTGAATTAACTTGAATTAAATTATCTTTATTTTCTATTTCAAACTCGTTTTCCTTTATGGAAAAATGATTTTCTAAGATATTTAATTTTATTTCTTTATCATCAGGAATGATTTTAATTTCATTATCCCAAACTTTTACCAAAATCTCTTTTTCTTTTGAATTTTCATCATCCTTATTTATATTTATTTCTAATAGAATCGTTTTATCATTACTTTCAAAAAGCAAATTTCCTGTTTCATAATTTTCTGAAATATACCATCCACTCTGTGTTATTTTTTCTCTGATTATATTTTTTTTCTCGATTTCTTTTTGATTTTCCTCATCTGTTTTATTTTCATCAACTTTAGTAAATAAAACTTGTGTGTCGTTTTCATTTATTGGATAACCAGAGCACAATACGAATGCTGATGTGATATTATTATTAGGAACTAAAACAAAAACACGCGATCCAATTGTAGGTAAATTTTTCTCACAACAGACATAATCTTTATTTTTATCAGCATTTATCCATTCACGAGTAGCAATTTGAATTCCTTGAAATTCTAATCCCTGGTCGCTAATAACTGTACATGTATTAGTGCTAGAATTAACTTCACTAACATCTCCCCAAAAGCCAATCCTATTGTTATATCGTTGGTGAGATTGTAGTTGAGTTGGCATTGCATGTTCGTAATGATAATTTATTTCCATTTATTCTTTCTCCAATAATTCCGCCCAAGTTTTTGATAAATTTTGTTTTTCATTTTTGCAAAATTCTCCATCTTTATATTTTCCACCACGTTCAAGTTTTAAATTAATTTTACATGGTCCGTTATAACTCCAAGAATGTTGTTCTTCCGTAACATAAAATTCGTTATTACAAAGTTCAACTTTTTCCCCAATAGTTGGCTTTTTAGTTCCATCATTTAAATTAATAAATGTTACATCACCTGAATACATATCACGTAAATTTTCGTATGCTTCTTTTAATTTAGTTGAGTACTCTTTAGAAATATCAACTGTTTTAACACTTTTATTTTTTGATGGGATATACCCTGTTATCGAACAATCAAATGGGATGAATCCATATAACTCAACTAATTCCTCTACAACTTGTACAACACTATTACCGTTCTTTCCTGTCGAGTTGATAACTTTAAATGTTGAGCTATCTAAAGTTGAACCTTGCGGATAAGAAAAAAATGCAGTATAAATATTTGTATCTGTTTTTGTCAACGTATAATCTGTAATCAACGCAGGATTAATAATAGTTTTTGTGAGGCCCTCCCATTTATCCTTTGCATATGGCTTTTCCCGGATGTAAAATGTGTTCGTTTTTAAATCACAATAAAATTCATATAACTCTCTAGGAAACATTTCATCAAAATAAGAATAAACACTACATTCAGTTTCGTTATATAAGTTTCTTGCAATTTGATATTTCATTTTTAAATCACAGTTTAAAAACTCTACAGGCTTTTTATGGCCTAATTTCGCTCCTTTCATTAAGTTGTAGCTTTCTCCATCATTATCATCATGAACAACACCAAAAATAAAATTAAACAAACGCTGAATTTTTGTACTTGCAACTACTTTTCTATTGTTGTTTTTCTTCCATTTTTTATTTTTATAAACAAACCCATTTGATACATAATAGAAATTAAGATAAACTAATCTAAAAATTTCCATCACATCAACACCATCAGTGTTTTTTTTATTTAAAAATAGATTTGTTATTCTTCTTGTTAATTCAGAATTTGAAGTATCGGAAACAAAAGACTGTATGATTGATAAATCTGTGTGAATTTTAAACATTTTGAGAAGTGAACTTGCCGAAACACCTGAAATTGTTATAACTTTGTTAAAAGCTCCTGCAGTTGCTCCAAAAGAAATTGTTCTGATAACTCCCCAAAAAACACTTTCCCCATTTTCAGTAATTTGAACCACATCAAGTTCTTTTACTTTATCTAAAAAATATTCACCACTGTTTGTTTTTGTATCTTCTTTTATTGTTATTGAAAATTGAGATTCAATATCTGAAACTGTGTTAGAAAAAGAATAAGATAAAACATTTGTTCCACTAAAATATGTGGATATTGGAGAAAATTCATAATAAGGCTTTAATCCTAGAGCAGTAGGATCTCTATCGCCTGTTGTTTGTTCGTATGATTCTTTATTTGTATCGTCAAAATTAGCAAGGTAATCACCAATACTAATTTTAAAATTTGGTGTGTTTATCTTAACTTGCATACTATCACTGAACATCAATACCCTCTTTGTGATAGCTGTTTTTTCAAAACACACTACTTAGTAGAATTTTATATTAGTTTAAAATCTTTGTCAATTATCTATCTTTTAGGCATTGTAATAACAGCAGGTTTTTTCCCTTCGTTTTCAACAAGTATTTTAAGTTGTTCTACTAACATTGCTAAAATTTCATGGTTTCTTTCGTTTTCTTCAATTGCCTTTGGACGCAAACGCCCTTTATCCTTTTCGCTAGCAGTTGAATATTCATTGTAAGCCTTTGATGATCCTAAATTATTTGCTTCTGCGAGTAAATTGCCAAAATTAGTATTAAAATCTTCTCTTGAATTTAAATATTTCCGCTGTTCTTCACTATAAGATGCATTAAAATAAGCAGAAAGAAATTCATCCATATCACCACGAGAAATTACATCTTTACCATTTAGTGTTCCTTTTAGTTTTTTGTTATTAGCTAATTTTAAATCTTTCCCATCGTAATTAACAACAGGCTTTTCTCCACCTGTATTTTCTACTATTTGACCAAGCAATGAAATATATTCAGGGAAATATTTTGAACCCCATTCTGAAACTTGAACTGCTATATTATTTAAAGAATCTTTTACAGCAGTTTGTTCTGTTTTAATATTTTGATTAGCGGTAAGTTGTTTAAATTCTTGAGCTGTATAATCTTTCCCACTAATACTCATTTTATAAAGTTGTTCTGCACTTGTATAGTTTAATCCTGAAATTTGTTTCCAAGCGGCTATTTGTTCTTCTCTGCTATAGCCATACATGTTTTGCATCGTGTTAGACAGAGCCTTAAATGTTTCTGGAGTTAAACCTTCTTCCATTAGTTTGAAAGTGTTTATTGCATCCCCACCACTTAATCCCTGTAAAGCTCTAAAAACTAAAACTTGTGAATTACTTGATAAATTAGTAGCATTTGCTAATCCATTATTAATAGAATTTAACCGTTGAAAACCTTGTTGTCCTTGCCAAAATGGGCTATTATCAGAAAGTTTATTAAACATAACCATTGTATCAGAAACTTCTTTAGTTGATTTTATGTAACCCTTTGAGATGCCATTTTCGATTACAGATTGTAAACCATCTAAAAATTCTCCGTATTGATTTCGTTGTAATCCACTTGCTACAGCCGCACTATAGGCGTAATTCATATTACTAATAGCATTTCCCTGCCCATATCGGCTTTGAGTACCTAAATAATTAATTAATGACGTTCTATCTGCACCTGTATATCTACTTGCAAGTATGGCGGCATTTGTTAATTTTCCAGCTTCCCCAACAGATGAAATTCCATATTGACCAAACATATTAGCATAGTTCATAAATTCATCAATATCTAGTCCTGTGCCTTTTGAACTTTTAAGTAATGATTTTTGCACATCCCACATATTAGACGTTAAACCGTATCTCATGTAAGATTCATCCATTACTCCTAATCTACTAACATATTTATCTACTTTTGTTTGTCGTTCTTGAATTGCAGCAATCTCTTTTTGAGTATTGGCATTGATTATTGAACCGGAAATATTATTGATTATTTGTGAAATTAACATTCCACCCAATGGTCCTAATGGCGAAAAACTTGCTCCAATTCCAATCACATTTCCAATAGTTTGAGCTATAGTATTCCCACGTTGCCCTCTTCCACTAACATCTTCAATCATTGCACCATAAGGATCTGCATTCATTTGTCTTATCCTTTTTCGTGTTTGAGATGTTTCGTATTGAGCCATCGCAGTATAAATTCCTGTGCCTATATTCACAAGTTGTGCAATATTTTTTAAATTTTCACCGGAAAACAATTTCCTGTCTTGTTCTTTTTTTTCAGGTCTATTATTGTTAAGTCCTGCTGTATTATCTTCTATTGCTTTGGTTAAAGATGTAATCCCATCAATAAGATATTTACTTTGTTCTCTTTTGCCTAAATATGTCATAGGTCTGTCGACAGGTCCAAATTCTGGTTCGAGTAAAGGCGTTGGTTTAATTGTAATTTTAGGCATCACAATGGGGTTTTTATTATCATTAGAAGTAAGTGGTAAATTATTTATTCCATTTACTAACGATTTTATTTCTTCAATCCCTTGTCTTACACCTGCAATATTTAATCCAACATCAATCGACAACGCCATTTATTCTCACCCCATTATTTTATTTTCGTTTTCGCAATTTGTTCCTCTGTATAACCTAATTCGCGTAATTTATCAGCATCAACTTCATTTTTTGCTTTTTCTTTTGCTTCTAAATATGTGTATCGCATTGCATCTACAGAATAGTTTAATGCAAATTCACCACATATATATGCATAATCATCGTCTATTTTATTCGGTGGAATCTGCCAACCCTTCAAAGAGGCTTGGCTTATCAACATTAACATTGTTGTTATTGGCAGCCATTCCTTTATTTCCTTCTTGCGTATTCCCTTCAAGTATGTTTTGTACTTCAATCCGAAATTTGTACGCTTTTGCGTACACCTCCGAAATGAAACTTTCTAATGGGATGTCGCTCCATGTAAAATTAGTTTCTTTTTTTGCGTTTTCAAACCAAGCCGGACCTGAAAGAACGATAACATCTAATGTTGCCGTTTGCGACATTAAAGCATAAATCCCTTTATCCATTGTATCAATTGTTGCATTTCCTAACTTATATGCTAGAATTCTTCCAATCTTTTCTAAATCATCTACGCGAGGATATTTTACTTCAAAAACTCCTCGACTTGTTTCAATTTTTTCAGTAACATCTTTCCCTCTAATAATATTATTGAAAAGATTTTCTTTTTCATTTTCTGTTAATTCAACATCATTAATTTTTGGTAATTCTTTAATTTCCATATTTTCACCTTGTTTTTTTTATAATGATAGGGCGTAAAAACGCCCCATTAAGTTATTGTTCAAGATATGCAGCACCGCTAGACATATATAGTCCTTCTGCTGAAATATCTGCCTTCACATATGAGCCTGCATTAACAGTAATTCCAAAACTAGATGGAATTACATCTTTAAATGACGCTAAAATCAAACCTGTCTTTTTGTCATAAAAATCCATATAATCAAATTTTGTTGGGATTTCCCCATTGATAAAATCTTCTGAATCTGGATTAAATGATTCTAATGAATAAGTTCCTGCACCATTAATTGTAATACCTTCATTATACATAGCAGGAACTGCTAGAAATCCTGAAAGGTTTAATGACACTGAAATTGATTGTGGATCAATTGATGCGGGCATAATTGCACCACATACTTGAGCCCTTTGAAGTTGAATATTTTTTGTTGCTCTCATGGAATCAACCATACCAACTTCTTTAGCATCTGCCGCAGTTGAACCAACTCTAACCCAACACGATGTACCAATGGCAACAGCATGCTGTCCTACACCATACATTAATTTAGATGCTGCGTTACTATTTCCTGGCATTTTTCATCTCCTATACTTCAACTGTTGATTTATAAACGTGATTAGTAGCTGTAATAAAAGCAAAATTGAGTGGCGCAGTTAAATATCTTGCGAAGGTAATATAAATTTTATCCCCGTCAATTTTAACTGATTTATTCCAAACATTTTCATTGCTATCCGATGGAATAATAAGTCCTGCACTTGCCCAATCTTTAGCAGCATCATTCAAAGTTGCTAATATAGATGCAGTACTTAATACATTTGGCGAGCCTACAGGTCTTGCAAATCTTTTTCGCAAATCTCGATTCATATACAAATCTTCTCGTGTCATTGAGCGTTCATTTGAAATTAAATCTTCTGACTGATAAGTTGTTAATGATCGTATGACAACAAAATTAGAAACATCATCAGGCGATGGATTACACACAACTACACCACCTTTGATAAGTTTTTCCATATTTGGAAGTTGGCGAGTTTTTGCAAAACCAAGTACTTTAAGAGTTTTGTTTGTCAAAGGCATATTAATTGAGATTGAACTTTCAATTCCTGCCAACATACAAGCTAACTTTGCACCTGGTGCTGTCTGTGTTGCGCCAGTAATTGGATTTGCAACAATAACAGTGTCTGCAGCATATGATACTAGTTTATTATTAAATTCTCGCGCTTTAGTTAATGCTTCTTCATCTGTTTGATTGATTGGACCACCAAGCCAACAAGTTCTTTCTTTTCGATTAATTGTTGACGACATTGTAGTACAATGGTTAGCAATTAAAACTTGTACATCTTCATCAGTTGATGGAGTTGCAATAATTTGAATGTCATGTGCTTCAAGTTCGGCTAAGGCATCACTCCAATCTTCAATTGTAGCAGGTGTACTAGAGCCTCCAGTAAAATAAACAAACGAGCTATTATCTGGAACAGTTCTTGTTTGTCCATTATCTTCAACTGCTGCAATATATTCAATTGATGAAAGCACGTCCTTAAAAACTTTGAAATTTGAATATAAAATTACAGGTTCTGAAATATCAATACTTGAAACAGTATCTAATTCCTTTGACAATGATTTTTCATCTGTATCTTGTGAAATTGCTGTGAAATAATCAGTATCATTGATTTTTGTTACAATATCTGTAATAGTTGGAAAATCGTCAAACTTGATTATTTCTGTTATTGCACCGCCTTCTTCATCAGTACCACTCAAAATCATTGAATCGTTATTAATTGTTACTGTTGGTTGCTCACAAGTTCCAATTACTTGTAAAGACGGTTTGATAATATTATCATGTTCAATTACAGAATCTTTGAACACTACAGTAACTTTTTTTGATTTTTCGATAGAACCATCTTCTACTTTAATTTTAAGCTGATTTGTTTGCGCCGAATAATCCCAAGCAGTCAATGTTAATACATCAACATCTCCACTTTTTAAAGTAGCTTTACCTTGTGTTCCTTTGTTTACTCGAATTGCCATTACTTTTTGTGGCACATATTCATTTGAGCCAGAAAAAGCAAATGCAACACCTTCAAGCAATTCTCCACTCCCTAAAACTGTTTGTGCATCACCAATTGTAGCAAACTCATATACATTTTTTGGCTTTCCACTACTCGCAGTACCGATAATACATAAGTTACCTGCTGAAACACCTGATGGAGAAGTTACATTATTAGATCGTGAGTAAGAACCTGGAACAAAATGTTCAGTTCTTTTCCCTGCACTTTCAAAAATAGCTGGACCTACACCCATTTTTCCCTCCTTAATTATTAATTTGTTTTTTTGTTTAACAAATCTTGTACAATTTCATCCCACTGTGAAACAGTGTAAACTTTCATTGCGTATTTTTTCTTCATTAAATTTGCAATCTGTTTATCTTGCGGATGAATTTGTAAAAACCTAGTAACTCCGATTTTTGTTTTTTCTGAAATTGCCATTACAGAAGTTCCTCCTATCGCGTTATTTATCCCTAGTTTCTTTTCAGTTTCATCTGCCTTAATATCAGATAGCTGTTGATCAATTACTTCTTGATTTAATTCTTCCGTATTAATTTTCCTTGACATGATTTATAACCTCTCCTATTATTTCATAATTTATTTCTTTAATATCAGTATCTAAAATTATTTGTGAAACGTCATAATCTACATCAAAAGAAATATGACTGCCATATAAAACACAATCAAAATCAAAATTATAATTCTGACCTCGTTCACCTATTACACTATTTTCAAAAATAGATGGATGAAAAAATTCATATGTTTTATACAAAATTTCTTCCAAAGAAGAAGCGATAAACAATCTAAGATGTTCATACAATTCGTTTTTTAACTGATTATTTTCAGCCCAAATCTCAATTGATATATTATCACGCCTTCTTGTATCTATTTTAATTCCACAAATTCCACCATCTTTTTCGCCTATTGTTCTAGAATTTGCTATTTCTTTTAATTTAGAAATAGTTTTTTCGTCATATACAAGTACGAATCCAGGAATTTTTTCTTTTACAATTTCTCCATTTTTTTTAACAAGTTCTTTTTCTCCATTAGAATTAATTTTCATCTTATTTCTTTGTGTACTGTTAATAATAAAATCAATATCCTTTGCTGTTAAAAAAATACCTTGTGCTTGAGCAGGCATATTTGCTAAATCAGAAGGTTTTTGATCCCTTTGAGATGAAATTACAATTGATGGAAAATTATCACTAGCTCTTGCATGATCATCTACAATCATATGCGCGAAAGGATGTTCATTTGTTACTGATATATGAAAATTATTATAAACTTTGTCTAATTGTTGTTGATCTAAATATTTCTTAACAATATCAACGAGAGCCTGTTCTATAATAAATCCCATATTTAAATAATAAATCATTTAAAACCTCAAAAAAAAAGGCAGCTAGAAACTCAAATAAAATTGAATTTCTAGCTGCCTTCTGTAGCACACTATATACAATAATTTTAATTTATTATGCATAAATTGTCAATTATTCTAATTTAGATAAATCGTTTTCCATTGCTGTAACAAAATTTTCTTTATATTTTTTTGCATAAACTTCTCGTAATGCGGAAATAAAATTAACACCTTTTTGTCCGTCTTTCCAATATAGCCAAGTACCTTGTTTTGAATTTGCAGAAATGATTCTGAAAGTCCAATAAGTACTTTTCCCGCTATCTTTCATTCGTACCATTCCTGCACTTCTATCATTCCACCCCGTTAAACGATCTCCCCAAGAATAATTACTTCTTTCAATATCTTCCCCTTTATAATTTTTTTCTATATGAGTATAATTTCCATTGCCATCAGGAGCACGCATACTTTTTTCAAGTTTTTTTACGCTAGTATTATATTCTGCCATAGGAATATAACTATTCCATCTTCTTTTAGTATCTTTTCCATTTGGAGTGCCCCATCTGAATGGTATAATTAAATAAGGAACACCTTTTTTACTTACTCTACTTTTTTTTCCATATGGGTGAGTTTTTTTCATATCATAATAAACTGGGTCAGTTCCTTTTGTAGCCTTTTCCATTTCAACACTATCAGAATAAACAGTGTAATTAAAATCTCTGTTTTTTATAATTTTAACAGATTCAATCATATTCTTGTTTGTTTTTTCCAGAAACTCTACTCCCGGCAAAGATTCTTCTTTTAACAAATAATTAATCCATGTGTTTTTAATTTTATACGCAGTTCCTTTTACATGTTGTGCCAACCCTGGTAATGCGGCCTCTGTAAATCCTGTAGGAAATTCTTCTGCAAGTTTATCAATATCATCTTGTGAAAAATTAATTTCAAATAACTGCATTACATTGCTCCATCAAAACCTTTTGAATAAATTTCTTGTCTATTTATTCCTACACTTTCGCTATATGTAGTTTGTAATTTTACAACTGCTTTTTTTGGAAATCTTTGATTTTCGGATGTTCGAATTTGAGGAATATCTTTTACAACTTTATAAGTTGGTAAAACTCGATAAATAATAGAATATACATCACCTTCTGATGGGGAATTCTCGCCAATCCATTTAATTTTATTCGTTCCTGTTAAAATGAAATCTTTACCTTCTGTAAAAAACACTTCTTTGTCATTAACTATCATTGAACAACTTATTATATCAGATACAAAGAAAACCCCTATTGTATCAGTTTCATAATCTTGCCTAACCAAAACTTCTTTATTAGTGTATGAACCAGCCAAAACTGTTAAAATATCATCGTTAGATACATCACATTCATACGGATAGGTAAGAATTGCATCTCCTTGATAATCAATAACTTGTTGTAAATCAGATTTGCTTAAATTTTGATTTAATAATGCAAAAATAAAAGGTTGTATAAATTCAACTTTCTCTAAAGTTAATGGCAATTCAATAGGCAAAATTTCTTCTTTTTCGTTTCCTGTAACAGGATCTGTTACAATTTGTTTTTGATTTTCAATTCTAAACATGTTTAATCGAAATTCTAAAGGTTGATAACTCACACCGTTTGCATCAGTAATTTTTTCAATTGAAACAATATCACTTTTAGCATTGTAATAAACGCCATCAACTGTTGGTTGTAAATTTACTAAATTAGGAATTTCGTAATACCCATTTTTAAATGTATTAACTTGGATTTTGTCTAAAACTTTTATAATAGATTGCCTAAAAACAAAAGTAACATAACTTCCTTTTGTGATTGGTTTAGTTGGAAATATTTTTATATAATTCCCCAATTTTTCTGCATCATATCTCTCACCTGTTAAATCATATACTTCAATTAAATCACTATCTTTGAATCGTTCTTCAACTTCAAAAATATTTGAGCCATCATTCATTGCAGTTGAAAATCCAATTTGACTTTTTTGAAAAGTATATGTATAACCTCTTCCTTTACAAATTTTACAATGAATATCTGGTTGCATTGAATTTTTATTTACACACGAGCATTTATTTGCAATTCTCCATCTCACCCATTGGCCATGGCGTTCAATCAAAGCACAATAATTATCTTTCCCTAAAGTAAGTTTAACCGGTGAATTTCTGCCTAATCCTTGACCCATTTTTTACCTCTACTTATAAAGAGATTCATTAGAATAAATTTGATGATATTTTTTAGGATTAAATAAACCTTTTAAATCAAATTTTCCTATCCTAATATTTTTAATATTATGATACCCAATTAAAGGAGGGCACCAAGTTACAATATCATTCCAATGTGAATATTGTTCAATATTGTTAAAACATCTTTTGGCTTTTAATTTAGTAAAAAAACTAAATAATGGTTTTGGACTGCCAAATGTAACTAAATTAGGTTTAATTCCTGTTGCTTCAAAAATCTCAATTCCACATATTTGAGCAATTGCTCCACCAAAACTATAACCACAAACTTCGACTTTATAATCAGGGCAATAATACATACAATTTAAAATCGAATGCAATATTAATTTTTTGCTACTTTCCCAGGCAGCCCACCACCCAACAGAAAACCAATATGGACAACCGCCTATTACAGTAGGAAATATCATAAAAAGAAAATTAAAAAACCAATCTAATTTTGAACAACTTCCTTTAAATAAAACTCTTATCTTTTGTTCAATATCATCAACTTCGATTCCCCAATCTAAATCTTTTCCTGTTTTTCTATACTTGAAATTTATTATCTTATTAAATAAATCATATGGTTTCATTTTTTTACTCCTCCCTTGTTATAAAAAAAATCGGTTTTGAACAGACCGAAAACTGTATGCGAATGGCAAAAAACTAGGAAAAACCATTCTATAATGCCCCAATCGGCAAAAACCCAAACCGATATTTATTGTCTTTTATATAAGTTTCTACTTCTTTTTGATATACCGCAATTCTTGCACCAAAGTATGCCGATGTAGCCGACTGTGTTGAACTAAAAGATTCTGAAATTCCATCCATTGATAAACTTGAACTCGAAAAACCACTCATCAACCCATCACCAATAATATTTAATAAAGAAATTGCCGCAACCTTAGCTATTATTTGCCTTAAATCAGATGGCACACTGTCGGAGTTTTCGTACCCTGCCGAATAATCAATTGCATAAAAAAGATGATTTCTTAAAGTTTCATTACCATATCGTCCTAACGCTGTATTAATTCCTATTGTTGTATCAGACTGTTTATATGGTCGACTTAAAAACTTTAAAACTCCCTTTTTTCTGTCAATTACAGTTGAAGTTAATAAATCTTGTTTATCACCTGTCCTGTTAATTAATTCTAATTTTTCAACATTAATAATAGGTCTATGTTTTGTCTGAATCATTCCATAACGTTGAATTTTTCTAGGTGAAAAATCATAAAGAGATTCTTCTTCATCATAATCAACACCTTTCACTAAATTTCTATCTTCTGCTTGACTTTTTATTCTTGTTTTTATAATGGAAATATTTAACATTCTTTCCATATATCTTGTTGCTTCATTGATAAAAAACTGTATTTGAGCATCATCGAAAAATTGCCCATTAGTTGCTTTAAAGTCTGTACCCCACAAATAAGTAAATCGACAATCATCAGGAGTAACAACACTACCCCAACTTCCTTCTGGAACAGAGTAATTCCCAAAAGTATACCCTATAGCTGATGGTGTACCAAATTTTACATATTCTGAATATTCATAATCTGTATCAGTAGGATTTTGTATTAAAGATGAAACAATTCTGTACTCGTAAATTCCATCTTTTAAATCAAAAGAATCAACAAAATCACCTTCTTGTAAAAAAAGAAATTCTGCTAATTGTTCTGTTGTGTCTACAAATCCGTTGGAAGTCAAAGAAAGCCACTTAGCCCCTTTATCATACAATGCTCTTTGTAACATGTAAGACCCTTCCCCTTTTATAGTAACTAAAATTTTGCTTTTTGTACTTTCAACGGAAATTGACATTTTTACCTCATCATTTTTTAACTAGTTCATAGCCTGAAATAGACAAAAGTTTTTTTGCAATATTTTCATCAACTTCTGCAATCCCCTTTTCATTAAAAGTGATAGTGCCAACAGTTGAAACAACAGATTTATTAATCAAAGTTTCGCATTTTATTTTTACTTTCCCTGTAGAAAAGTTTTTTTCATTTTTTTCTTCAACCTTTGTATCTGTTTTTATATCCAATTTAACATCTTTTGTTTCATTGTTTACATCCCCTACATCACTAGTAGGAGGTGCAGAATCAATTACTCTAGCCATCTATCTACATCTCCTATTTTTAAGTTAGTAAAGGCCGCCTCTGTAACCTACATTTTTAATTAATGCACATTGATTTGGAGCACGAACTTCAAGCATACCATACAATGCAACTACACCACGATGAGCTAAACTTGAATCTGTAGGAAGATCAAAGTTAGAAATTCCCATCAACTGTCCGAAACTAACATTTGGAGCAAGTGTTTCTGTTGTTGGTGTAACCAAAACTACTGATGCAGTACCTGGCAAATCTTCGTTGTTATCAACGAATGTTGTTTGTGCACCGGTTTTCGCAATTCGTTTCATTTCCATTAATTTTGTTCCGTTTGCATTAGAACGAGTAATAATATAACCTGTTGCCGCAGCACCATTTGTATCAGCTGTAATTGTTAAAGTTACTTTTTCACCCTTTGCAACAGCAACAGGTGATGAAATAACCTTGCCTGCTGAAATTCCATAAGAGTTAATAGCGTGAACTGCATATGTGTAATTTCCATCAAATCCATCAGTGAACTGTGAATCAGATGATTCTGACGGAGTTGCAGTAACTTCTGTTGGAGTATTAGGTCGTTTAGCAGAATCACCACAAGCCACAATTTCACCTTTCACCTTAAACATTTTATCTGCACCACAATCATCAGTAATTTTAATTGTATCATTAGTTGCAGTTATAATGTCAGGAAGTTTGTCCATTGCAAATTGAGTATCTTTTGTTGTGAAACGTAATCTGTCAGAGTACAATTTCTTAAATTGACTAGAAAGAATTAATGGGAAATAAGCTTCTTTCAAAGCTCCGCCTTTAGATGCGACTGTTTCTGCCAAGTTATCGAAAAGATCTTCCCCTGCATTAATTGTATTATTTTTTTCACCAATTTCTAATCCACGAATATCAGTAACAGTAGCACACAAATGTTTCTTATCTGCATCTACAACAGTTTTTGCAGAATCTTCAATAATTTTTAAGAAACCATCGTATTGTTTTGGATTAACCGAACTATCCCCATGGAAAATAGCTCTTTCAGTTCCTTTTGTTACACGAAGAACTGCTGCAACTTTCGATGCGTTGATTGGATTTTCTGCATTGTTTGTAAGGCTTAAAGGATGTGAAACTTGCCATTTACTTGATGTGTATTTTGTTTCATAAGTCTTACGAACAAAATTTGGATCGCCTTCAGAAGCTTGCTCACCTTCTCCAATAAACAAAAATTCATCATCACCTACACCAGTTTGTTGATTTACCTGATGAACTGTTGAACTTACAGGCTGTTTATGTAATTTGTGAAATACTTTACAATCTTCTTGCTGAACATCTAATACAGATACCAATGTAGCTTCAAGATCTTCTCTTTGAAGTGCTCGGCCTTGTTCAAAAGTTGCAGCATCCGTTCCATATCCAGCTTCTAATGCTTTTTCTAATTCAAGATTTTGTGAATCTACAGAATATTCATTATCAAAAATATCCATTTTTTTCCTCCTATCTATTGTTTTTTACAATTGTGCAAATTTTGTTCCAAACTTTTGGATCTAGTTTTTTACCTTTCATTGACTTTTGGAATTCTGAATTATAAAATTGAACTTCATTAATTCCAATTTCACCTGATTTTGCAGCTTTTACAAGAGCAGATTTTAACACTTCAAAATCTGCCATAGTTGGCATTTGAGAAACTGTATTATTTTCTGAAATAGACTTGTTCATAGTTGTTACAGTGTTTCTCTTTTCAGGCAAATTAAGAAATTCTTTTAAAGATTTTGTTACTTCTAACAAAGCCTCTTTTGTTTCTCTTAATTCTGATTTCAACATTGCATTTTCTTCTTTTAATTCATCTGTTGTAACACATACAGACTTCATAATTTCTGTTGCATCAAGATAATCAGATGATTTTTTTACGCCACACTTTTTAACATCGTTATCATCGTCATTATCGTCATTATCATTGTCTGATATGTTATCAAGGTTTAAATCATCATCCTTCCCCATATCATCATCCTTTTCTTTTGGGTTTTTGTTTTCATCTTTTCCAAAAGATTTTAGTAATTCATCCAATTCGGATTTAAACTGACTTTTAGCCATTTTTATCCCTCCCTGTTTAATTATTTCAGCAGAAATATATTCTGCGTCAGATTTTTTAATCCCTCTATTTATTAAAAAAACCGGAATGTCAGTTTTTTTAATTTCTCCATCCATAAAGGCTTTTACACATTCTTTTATTGATATTTCTTCGTTTTTCTTTTTTAGTTCATCTTCTTCATCAATATCTGCAAAGTTCCCATCAGAAATATCAAGAAGTTTTACGGTTTCATCTTCTAAATCTTCATTCTGCAAAGTTCTGCCGCTTTCCATTGTTAGTGAATCTGTTCCACTTCCTGTATTTAGAGATTTACAAAAATCAACCAGTCCAATACTTTTAGCGAATTTAGCACTTCCTACAGTCCAATTAACAGGACTACAAGTTAATGCTAGGTCATTCCACATAAATTCTGTTACAGTTTCACTTCCATCTGCATTTTTTCTGATTTTTGGCATTATTCCACCAATAGAAGCTTTAACTCTTGTAGATTTATTTTTAAGGAGTTTAATATAATCTTTTGCAGCTTCTACACCTTTATACAAAATTCCTTTTACAAAAGTTGACTTCCCATCTGTACGAATTGAAATAGGTTCACCTATAATTTTATCTTTATGTGTTTCTACAGAACCATCTGGATTCCTTGTTTTATGCAAGTGGTCATCAGAAATCACACCATTACTTAAAAAATACTCTTTCGATTTTAGTAAGGCACTTTGTAATGTAATTTGATTTTGTAAATCCAGGTTTTCGTTACTAGCCTCTACCTCAAAAATATAATTACCATTACTATCTTCTTCGCCTTTAATAGATTTACAAATATTTTCACAAATTAAAATTTCTTCTTCCATTTTTTAGCACCAAAAAAAGATTTAAAAAACAAAAAAGGCAGCCACGACTAAATGTCATGACTGCCTTTTAGCACATCAACACTATAAACTAATTTTATTACATAATATTTTTTTTGTCAACAATAATTATTGTAATTTTATTTCTTTATTTCATCGTAATTTACTGTATATATTTTCCCATTTGCACCTTTAACTGTAACCCCTAGCACTCCTATAGCTGTTATTTTTCCATTCAAACCTTCTCTACCTTGACTTGAAAAGTTTATCTCTTGTCCAACATTAAAATCTTTACTTTTTGTATTTTTGGCATATTCCTTCTCTTGAATTTTATTATACAAATCTTTCCATTTTGATATTGTATATTTAGAATGAAGTTTCTCTAGTTGTATAGTAAATTCTCTATAATTTTCTTTTTTCAATTTCACCATTCTATTAACATCTGTTGCAAAAGAAGAGGTTTCATCAGGAACTTTCAATTTACTTGTTTTTTCTTTTACTTTACCCTTTTGTTTTTCATTTTCACTTTCTTCACCAGGATTAACATAAATAGTTCTCATTACACCATTTTTATCAGGCCTTTGAACTTTTTGCAACTTTCCATAATCCTTTTTTCCGTAACCTTTTTCAATCAATTCGTCATATACATCTTTCCTGATTAAAAACTTGACCATAATTATACCTCCTAAACATAAAAAAAGGCAATTATCAACAATCGTTTGCTTTTATGATGTTGATAACTGCCTTCACTAGACACATTATTTAATAAAAAACTATCACATATCTATTAATTTCTCGCTTCTTATAAAAAATTCTATCTTATTCTTATATCCCCATATTTTTTTAGATATGCTTTTAACGCTTTAACAACCTCTTTAGGTGTATTTTCTTTTAAATTTTCTAATGTTTCATCTTTACTTGGATCAATTAAATATTTTCGCCAAGGAAACATTATTTCATAATCGCCTGGATTTCTTGTTATCATTCTTTTACCTCTTAATTGCATTATATTCCATTTTTGCAAGTTGTACAATCTTTTTACTAAATGGGCTTGCGTTTTCTCCATATTGATATACATCAGCAAAGGCTTCTGCAAATAGTTCATTATCAGTTTCTTCTGCATAATCAGAAATAGTAAGTTTTGCATCTTCATAAGATATACCATTTAATTGAGTTTGTCGTATTTGTTCGTATGCTTTTTTACAAATTTCTACATCAGAATACATTCCATTATTTTTTAATAATGCTGCTAAAACATGAGCACCTTCATGATACCCAAATGATTCTGCATTTAATTGTTCATCCCCTGCATGAAAATATATATTCTTATCTTCCTCTTTTTTTGTTCCGTCTTCACTTATAAACTTAGATCCAAAACTGATTTCTATTGGTTTTTCATTAATAAATTGAACACACATTATACAGTTATCTCTCGTAATCCCAATTCTTGGGATTAATTTTTGAACTAAAGGAAACTCATCGAGAAATTCAAGTAACCCAATAGAACATTTTTTCGTATCTTCAAACATTGCTCTTTTTTTTAAGTCGTCAGAAACTTCAATACCATATTTATTAACTATATTTTCATAATCATCAAAGTTTCTTGCTTTATTTAATATGTTTTTAGAAGTATCTCTTTTATTATATTCTTTGTGATAATTTTTAAATAAATCAATCCTTTTTTCAATATAGTTTGCCGCATTTACTACCTTTTTATTAGGAATCCCTTTTGATATTAAAAATTCTGAAACCCTTTCAATAACATTTTCTGTCGTAACATCTTTGTTTAGTATTTTTCGTAATACAGTTTTATATTCTTTTTGAACTAGTTTATCTCCAATAAATAATTTAAAATAATTTTGTATAGATTTATTGTTTCCTTTTAGTACACCTTGGTTTGGGAACTTTATAATACTTGTAATAAGATTTTCTCTCTCTTTAGAAATATCAGAAATATTATTAAAAGTAGTTTTGCTTGTATTAAGTTTAGATTTGCTTTCATTCACAGCATTTTTTAATTCTTCAACAATCGGTAATAACTTTCCATCTGTGCCTGTAAATCTATTCATATTTTGCATTATTAACTCTAACAATTCATCAGTGCTTTTTACATTTAAGATTTTTTTCTTAATAATTGCTATAGATTGTTTTGCACCTCTTGAATCAGTTTCATATATTCTTCTCCATTTTCCTGGAGCAATCTTTTTATATTTTACACCATTCCAAGTTCTAACTTCACCTATATTTGCTAATCTTCCCTTTTCAATAAAATCAAACATATCTGAAAATGATTTTGAAACACTTTCTTGTTTGTCTAATATTTTCAAAAGTTCTTTTTTGAAATATTCTAGTTTTTTATTATCCACATTGATGCTTTTTACAAAATCAAAGACATCTTTAGTGCAATATAATTTCCCTTTATAAATAATAAATTTCATCATATTCCCTCTGATTAATACCCACACTCTTCAAAAGCATTAGCCACTTTGTATTTAATCGAATTAAATTCAGATGGGTTTTCTGCTGAATAATCTGAAAATAATGATTCGTTATTGATTTCTTCAATAACTTCATCTTCATCTTCAAAATCATTACAGAACATAATAATATCTTCTAAAGATTTTTTTATATCTTTTGTATTGATAATACGATTTTCTAATTCAGCACCATCTTTTATTGGTAGTAAGATAACAGCTTTATTATCACTTTCAAATTTCACTCTGCTTTCGTTATCTCCAGGAATAACTTGCATCTTTACATTACTTAATGGACCTAAAAAATTTTGTATTGTTTTTAGGTGTTCTACAGAAAAATATCTATCCCCAATTTTCACAATAGCATTTTTCTTTTCATCTTTACCCTTATAATCTTTTCCAACTACGACCTTTTTAGGAGCTGCTTTAATAATTGCATCAATACCATCTGGTATATCACTTTCTTTCTGACCGTTTATTACAAATACTTTATCCATATTAGTGATTTTATCTGTTTTAGTAGGTTCTTCAAATTTTTCTCTACTACACAACATCACCCTTCCATCTGTTGTAATAGTCCAATCTTCTCCATCTATGTTATAGTTATGTTTTGCAAAAAGTTTTCCTCTTTCTGTAGTACCAGCATTCTTTATTGCTTTCTTTTCAAAATCATCAAAAGTCTTTTGTTGTTTAGGTGTCATTTGATTCTGTATGTTTTTACTATTTTCTTTATTTTTACTTTCTTCTTCTTTATTTGCATATTCATCAGCATATCCAATGTTTTTTTCTCTTTCAGAAATTTTTTGACCTTTAACTTGTTTTTTCAGTGTAGAATAACCAGTATCTCCGTATTTTTCAAAAATCTTATCGTACAAACTGCCTGCCATTCCACCTTCTAAGTTATATGCCAAAAAATCTATAAATTTACTTTCTGCGTTATCTTGATTTTTCTCTGCGGCTAACTGTCTTATTACATCTTCGAATTCTTCCACTGTTTTAATTGTTTTCTTTGATTTTATATCATCTAGTGAAAAATTATTTTTTTGTTTTTCTGTTTCGGATTCTTTATTTAGGATTTGTATTTTTTCTTGTGATCCATTTCTATATCCCATTCTTATTTGTTTAATATTTTCTTTTATATAACTTTCTTTTATTTCAGGATATTTTTCATGAACTTTTTCCGCAACATTGTCTTGCCAATCTAAAACACTTGGCTCTACAACAGAATTTATAATATCAACAATGTCTTGTGTCATTCTCAAACCTTTCGGTTTACCTGTATTTTTATCATAAATTACAGCGAATTTATTTGGATCTGTGTTCCATTCTTCCCATACATCACCTTTTACTTCTTTTACAAATTTAGCATTATCTGTATATTTTTCATCTTGCTTTTTACTTTTTCCTTTTGGATAATCAGGCATAATTTCTTTATATTTAGCCATTCCCTGATTTTCTATAAATTCTTCTCTAGCATTTTGAAAAACACTTAATGCAGTGTAATATTCATCAGTTCCTTCTTCTGTATTTCTTACAACATCAGCTAATTGTAAAAGTTTTGTTTTTGGATTTTTCATTGCATCTTTTTTTTCTGTTTCTGTCATTTCATACGGATTATCTTTTTCAGAAAGATTGTGTTTATAATATTCATATTCTTTCTTTTCAGTTGATTCATTTAATTTATCTAGTAATTTTGAATAGCCATCTTCACCTTTTAAATTTTTTTCGTTCTGAATTAGTCTTTGCCTTTTTATATAATCCTCAACTTCCTTTTTTGTATTAAATTTTTCTACTTCACGACCACCTTCTTCTGTATAAACATAGTATTTGCTACCCATTTTCTGAATTGTAGCTTTGTCGTATTTATTTGGTTTACCCTTACTTTCAACAGGTCCACTACTTAATTTTTCATTCTGTTCATCTACAGCTGCTCTAATCTTATCTAATACATTTGTATCTTCAAATCTTTGTTTGTGTTCCAATACAAATCTCATCAATTCTTCTACATCATCAATCTTTTTTACTTTTGCAATTAATTTACCAACAGCAATGTTTGTTCCTCTGCCTTCTTTTTCATACATTCTAGCCCATTTTCCAGGAGCAATCTTTTTGTATTTTTTACCCTTCCAAACACGAACTGTACCAATTCCATAACCTG